GACTTGGTTGGTCATACGCTCGACTACCAACTGAGCCATGTAGTTAGCACGACTCGTTGAATAACCTGACTTTGTTTTAGCAACGATGTCAGAGATGCGTGATGCAGTAGCCTTGCCACAGCGTTGAGCAAACCACTCAGGGCTTAATTGTTCTACTTCACTCATTTCAGCACCTTCTTCTTTGCATCCTTGGCGGCAATCATCTTGGTCTGCCATGCCTTGTTGCCATCAGTAGCCGCAAATGCCTCGATATAGATGTTCTTTAGTTCATCAACTGTTGTAGTGGCTTGAATGGCGGCAATATAGTCAAGCATCCGTCCCTCATCAGGAGTGCCTTCTTCTTCAACCACTTTAGAGCCTGTTGTAGCGTCTAACGCATCATGTTCAACAATGTGTAGCACCGACACCCAAAGATAGCGTGATAGGTAGGTTTGCACAGCACCAAGGTTCTGCACTTCATGGCAACCTTTGAGGGCGGCTGAAGACATTGGGCTTGTGAAGACAATGATCTCGTCAGGCTTTTCTGTGTTGACAACAATAAACTCAGCAATCTCTTTTCCAAAACGGATGATGGAAGTAAGACCTACCTCGTTAAAGATTTCAATTGCGGGGATTACGAAGTCACCTAACTCAAAATAGTTGTAGCCAGCAAACTTGTTGTGACCTGACTTCTTAAGGGCTTTTGTGTGGAACTTGGCTCTAGCCTCATTCAGTTTTTGATATACATTCATATTAACTCCTATTGTTTAATTGACTTTGTTTAACTTGCTGTTCACCTATCCAATGACTGAGCATAACTAGATCATTCTGAATTGCGCCTATGTCTTGGATGAACCCATCATACTTCTTGTTCAAGCATTTTTTATCTAGGGTTTTCACCGATTGTTCTATCCTCATTAGGATGGTTGAGTAGTCGTTCAAAAGTATCTCCAAAGTGCAACTGAAACCATGCTGATAACAGTTATTAGTCCAAATAAAACCCAGACATCGTGAATGTTTGGTGCTGAGTAATACGCTCCCTCAAAGATGCCTTCATTGACATAATCCTTTGGGAACGCTTCCTGTAATGTTCTAGGAAACATACGGGTTGTTGGGTTGAATTCATCCATTGAGAATCTCCTGTGCTATTTGTTTTTTATCATTGGGAAACAAGTATTTGAACTCTACAAAGTGGTTTTCATAGCAACAAGTAATCTTCTCACCCTGTGGCTCTAAGCAGTAGCAACAGTAGTAAACCTCTGCTTGATCTTCATATATGGCTTGTAGTTCGTCTTTGATTTTCATTTGGCCTCCAGTATCTTGATGCGTTGCTCAAGTTTGGCAACCAAGGCTTCTAAGACTTTGATGCGATCCAAGAGCATATCTTGGAAGGTAAAGTCAGGCTTGCGGTATGGTGCTTCAACACCAATTGGTTTTCTATTCACATTAACTCCTGTTTAAAAAATATTAACTTTTCATTGCCCTAACAAATGCGGCATAACTAGCGGCTGTATCACCAAAGGGTAACTTAGCCAACTCAACTGCCACCTCTTCTAGCACATCATTACGCAACAATAGTGGGTCTATGTTGTTTGGCAATGTGCGTAGATTCTCCGTCAAATCCCTGACCAATGCTCGTTGAATTGAACCATCTGTAACGCCAGTAGAAATCTTCTTTTGTTCAGCAAGGTATGCCATGTTTCTGATCTGGTCAGTCACATCAAACTCCAATTCGTCAAATGCTTGGTCAAGTTTTTCGTTCATCTATTAATTCCTGTAACTTTACTTTCAGGTCGTAGTAGCCATTTGTTGTTGCGCCTACCATGACTGCAAGATCACCAATCTTTTGCTTTAGTTGTCCAATCTGGAAACGCAATTCATTGATTTCTTGCTGAGTCTCAAAGTCCATTACTCTCTCACCCTGATAGTGTCAACAATGTTTTGGGCTAGATGCTGTTCTTTCACCATGTTGAAGATGATGGAAGCAATAACATCTCTTTCATGTTCAGCACCTAAGTCAAATGCGTTTGCCATGCCTGTGACTGTATTCTCATTACAAGCCGCCATGCGTAAGTGCGTGATCATCTCTGCTTTAGTCATTTTTTTCCTTCAATTTCTCTTCTACTTTTTCCATTAACAATGCGTAACAGGATGTTGGAACATATCTATCATAAATTTCGTTAAATTCATCATCTGTTAAGCCAACCCATGTTCGCTTCTGAGCAATGACCCCATCAACAGATTCAAAACATATTGAATTACCACAAGTGCAATTAAAGCGCAAAACAGTTACTGGTGGATTTTCTGTCATACAGACTCCCACTCACTATGCCATTTTGTTGTTATCTCTAACATTTCGTCCATCGCTTTGTTTTCACAATGGTTGTATTGTTTCTTACTTATATCGTAAGTGATGTGCTTATCGTCCTCGTCAAACACACTAAAGTCAATCTCGTAGTCATCGCTGTGGTCAGCATCGAGTTCATCGCCTGGGGTCAGTATGTCAAAGCACACCAAGCACTCGCCAATTCCCTCAAGGTAGACGCATATCTCATGTTGAAAATCTTTAGGTTTAACTGTCATCATTCACTCCTGTTTAGTTAGCCAACTGCTTGTTGGTGCATGAATTGTCAATGAAAATAAATGTTTGAATACTAGGACAAACCCTAGGTTGACAAAATAAATTTAAGCGTAGGATGGTCTGACAAAACAAGGAGATTTTATGTACCTAAAGACTTATCACAAGCAAATGCTCAGAAGGTTAGAACACAAGCCTAGCCCACTAAAAGGGTTCACGCATGGAGACAACAACGCTGGTAATGTGAGCGTTCATTTTGAGAACTACCTCAATGACTTGCAGAACTTTGGCTATGTTGTAAACATTGAAGATACATGGCATATCACGGGATATGGATTGGCGGCACTACATGAGAAAAAGAACGTAGCAACCCCTACCAAAATGTCTAACGGCACTACGACTGAATTCTATGACGGAAAAGAGTTAAAGCAGACTTGTGCAAGGCTTGGTGCTTATGATTTTCTTAAATATCCTAGTAAATTTGGTGAACATTTGCGCTACCCACGAATTTATCTATAATGGTTTGAAACGAGGCTAGGTTGGGAGTTGCTCCCCAACTGAAAAGGGTTACACCTTCCCCTGCCTATGTTTCTTCTAAAGGTGCATGAAAAAGGGAAAACTCAATGCATTACTATCAACACCATATTGGTGATTTCATCAAGGCTACCGCTAGGCTTTCGGATGGTCAAACAATGGCTTATTTACGGCTTTTGTGGATGTATTACGACAGCGAAAAGCCACTGAAACCAGACACAAAAATACTTGCTTTCCAAATTGGGGCGTCTCAGGAAGATACTCAATTACTCTTGGATAGTTACTTTATTCTTTGTGAAAATGGTTGGCATCAAAAACGATGCGATATAGAAATTGAAGAATATAGAGGCTTGTTAACCAAAAAGTCTACTGCTGGTAAAGCATCTGCTGAACAGCGGAGGAACAAACGTTTAACAGATGTTGAACAGATGTTGAACAGTAGTTATACAGATGAGCAACTAACCAATAACCATAAACCAATAACCAATAACCAAGAACCAATTATTCAAGAAGGTAAACCTTCTTTGTCTGGAACTACGTTCCCGCCATGTCCGCATACCGAGTTATTAAAACTATGGGGAAAGAATTTGCCACACCTTACTCAACCTAGAACTTGGGAAGGCAACAGACAAGCCAACATGAGGCAGAGGTGGATACAGGCGGGCAAACCATCTGCTTACTCGCTTGAGGGCTACAAAACCACAGAGGATGGGCTTAAATGGTGGGATTCGTTCTTTGGATACATCGCCAACGACACCTCATTGGCAAAAGGCTTTGAGGCCAAAGGCAGAACTTGGTTGCCAGACCTAGAGTGGGTGGTTAACGCCACTAATTTTCAGAAAATCATTGATGGAAAGTATACAAAATGACCTTTGCTAAACCAGAAAAAGACAATTATCGTGGCGGGAAAATAGATAACGAT